GAAACACTTATAGTATCCTCTAAGTCGTATAATAAATCGTCAATTTCAGATTGTTTTTCTTTTATAGCTTCAATTATATCTTCAGGAGTTTTTACTTTTTTTCTGCCCATTATAACTCCTTGGTTAATTGGTAATAGTATTTATGTAAAACAATATGATAAATAGTGTTGACATTAATTATAATTTAATGTAAAAACAACCATATGGCAAAACTCTATTATCAAGGCAAAGCAGGCTTTGATTTAATTAAAAAAAATAAACCAGGTTACAAACCTTTTTTAGATAGCTTAGAAAAATGGTCTACAAAATATAACTATTCCAAGTTAACGTTTATTGAAACTGATGACGGCAGATTAAGTGGTACACCTTTAATTAAATATATTGTAGATATATCGGCCTTTTCAAATATATTAGCCTTCTATAAAGCACAAAAGAATTTAAAAGAAAAAAGTAGAAAGCCTGATAGTGAAACTGTGTTTACTCTTTCAGGTTTAGGAGAATTAAGAGCGTATCGTTCAGGAGGTAGACTTGCTAATTTTATAGATGAGAGTGGCAATTCACAAGTAAGAGATACACCTAAAACAGAGCAACAAGAAAATGGCACAGTTTTTTGTTTACAAAGTTTAAGTTCAGGTAAAAAATTTCCAAATAAAGAAATGATTAACAAAACAGTAGGTTTCAATTTTGATAAAAGTTGGCACGATAGTTTTGAAAAAACTTCAATAGTTATATCCACATTTTTTAATAATAGATTAAGTGATTATAGTTTTTATAGAGATGGTGATAAAAGAAAACCTGATTATTTAAATAATATGACTGACAATAAAATATTACCTGATAAAAAAGATAACTGGAATCCTGCCGATATTTGGGCTGTTAAGAAAACAAATGAACAAACAATAAGAAAAGAAGTAAATGATTTATATTCTAAAATTGTTAGACAGTCAGCAGATATATTTACTTTAAATTCTTTATTGGAAAACTATGTTAAAACAAAAAAATTATTTGGTATATCATTAAAAAAAATTGATACAGGTAGAGGTAGAATAATAAAAGTAGAAAAAGATGCCAAGTTTATAAAAAATATATCTTATGAAGGAGTCTTTAAAGTCTTTACTTACAAATGTTCTAATTCTTATTTTGAAATGTTTTCTAATTTTAAATCTTTTGGTAAACTATTACCTTATAAATTTGTATTTCGTCCTAGAGGAAAATCAGGTGACCTAAACATTTATGCTGAAGGAAGAGAAATTAACAGTGGACATTTTGACGGTGCTATATCTTCGGAAATTATTGGTAAATTATATCCTAAATTAGATGTAATGGCATCTTATTTAAAACAACAAAAGAAAATGGCTAAAACGGCATATGATGCTGTACAATCACAAGAAATAGATAAAGGGTTTAAATCGTTTGTTAAAAAAACAAAATACTCTCATTTTGTTATTGATGAATTGGATAAATCTTTAGGAACGTTTGAATGTGCTAGAGCTGTTATTTTATTATATCATTTATATTTGTTTGAAAGTTCTAGTAATAGTCAGAAAAAAGAAAACTTTAAAAGAATGTATCTTTCAGGTAAAAAACAAAATGATTTTTCTTCAATACATTTTAAAGTTACAGACTAATATAAATAGTATTAGATGTACACACACAGATTAAACGAGCCACAGTATAATGCTGGCAATTTTCAGGAATATAATTATGAATGTGAGTGGATGGAATGTTCTTGGAATTTAATATATAAACAAATAGATTTGGTTACGGCCTACTATTATCCTTGGTTAAACTAACTCGTCAACTTCATTACACCAATCTTCAATTTCTTCTTTTAACATTACGTTAGAAAAACCTTTGTACTTAACAAGGTAACATTTACCCCAAGCGCCAACGTAATTAATATCAATGATTTCTGGTTTATCCATTTAAATAATATATAATAAGACCTATTGATGTAATAACGGCAAATATTAAATTGGTAACAATTAAAGACATTTCTTTCCACATAATACTAACTATTAACCATACAATAGCACCTAGACCTAATATCATTGGGCCTGCTGGATAATAACCAAGTGAGTTAACTAAACTACCTACTATTAATATTCCTGTAGCAACCCATTTTAAAATTTGATCTGTTTTCATAATTATCTTTCGTAAATAGCAAACGTATCGGCATAAGTTCTATGAACGTAATCTCTAGGCCTACGGTAATATCTATAACCATTAGGTAGATATTTACTAGAACCTCTATAACGTATTCTTAAAGGTAGAACCATTTTAGAATAATTATAAAATAATCCTAAAAATTGCATTGGTATACCTTTAGCAATAGATCTTTCACAATCAGGTGAACGAAATTGTTTTACAATTCCTTCAGCCGACAATAAAACGTCTTTAAACTTTTGTGTATTCATAATTTTATCAGCGTGTTTCATTAAATACAACCTATAATACAGTTAGCGGTACCATAAGCAACCATATATTTTGCTCCAAGATAGAACAAAAGATAGGCCCCCACTACAATAGCGCCAGCAAATAACAACGATTTAATATCATCTTTAGTAATCATTAGTTAACTCCTTTCACGTATATTAAGTGTTGAATACCATTTTCTTTTTTCATCAATTGAATGTAGTTTTTTCCATCTTTTGACTTCAAAAACTTCTTGGTATCATCTTTTACCATTTTTATTAGTTGTTTTATTTTCATATACATATAATATACACTGTATTTTTACTTAAAACAAGCGAAAAAAGCATTTTTTTAAAGATAAAATGACGTAAAATCAACAGCTTAGCAACTATTTTTTGTTGGACTACTTTTGTTCTTCTATTTTTTCTTAAAAAATCACTGATTCGCTTATAAAAATCAAACTAAATAGTAAATATATGATTGATTTTGACAAAATTGATGATTTATCATTTATGATTGATGATATTGATTCTAAAAAATTAAAAAAGGCAAAAAATTATGGCAAGAAAAGTAGCAGGAAACACAAGCGCATCAAAAAAAACAAGTAAACCAAAAAGAACAAGCATTGGCCGTGGATTTCACAGTAAATGTATGATGAACAAACATAAAAGAAGAAGTTTTAAGAAATATAGAGGTCAAGGAAGATAAATGCCAGCTATTTGCCGACAAGGCGATACTTTATCTACTGGACACAGTTGTGTAAGCACAACAACCTTAAATGTACCAACACAAAGTACAGTAAGAGCAAACGGAATTTTAATTGCACGAAAAGATGACGCTACAGTATCTCATCCGGCGCCACCTTTACCTCCTTGTCCTAATCACGTAAGATTTGTGAACGTAGGATCATCAACAGTATTTGTTGTAGGTAAGGCAATTGCACGAATTGGCGACTCAACAGATTCAGGACAAATGACATCAGGTTCTTCTAATGTCTTTGCTGGTTAACGTATAAATATTAACACTTATGCCAAATTACGATGCCTCTGGTACTTCAGCTTTAAATAAAAGCAAAAGAGCTACTAGACAATACAAAGATTTAGATTTAAGTTTTGGTCGTAATGTAGTAACAAATGATGTTAATAAATTAACAGATGTAGAAGCTGTTAAAAGAAGTGTTAGAAATTTAATCAACACATCACACTTTGAAAGACCATTTCATCCTGAAATTGGTTCTAATGTAAGAGCGATGTTGTTTGAACCAATGACACCTTTGACTGCTTTAAATCTACAAAGAAAAGTACAAGAAGTTTTGGTTAACTTTGAACCAAGAATAAGATTAGTTCAAGTATTAGCAAGACCTGATATTGATAGAAATGCTTACGATTTAAGAATAATGTTTTATGTTATAGGCACACCACAGCCAGTTGTGGTAGAAACATTTTTAGAAAGACTAAGATAAAATGGCAAGCAATAAATTAGAAGTATCAGATTTTGATTTTGATGATATAAAAACCAATCTCAAAACATTTTTAAGAAGCCAATCAGAATTCCAAGATTATGATTTTGAAGGTTCAGGTTTTGCCATTCTATTAGATATATTAGCTTACAACACACACTATCTAGGTTTCAATGCTAATATGTTAGCAAACGAAATGTACTTAGACAGTGCTGACATAAGAAAAAATATTATATCATTAGCAAAAATGTTAGGTTACACTCCATCTTCTGTTAGAGCACCAACAGCAAGTATAGATATTTTAGTTGGCGATGGTTCAGGTTCATCTATCACAATGACAAAAGGAACGGCCTTTACAACAACGATTGACGGAACAACTTATCAATTTATTAATAACGCTGATGTAGTTACTACACCGGTTAATGGTGTTTACAGATTTTCAAATGTAACAATTTATGAAGGCACTTTGGTTACATTTAGATATACAGTTGATACAACAGATACAGACCAAAGATTTATTATTCCTAGTTCTTTAGTAGATACATCTACACTGATTGTTAAAGTTCAAAATAGTTCTACTGATACAACTACAAACACTTATACTTTAGCAACAGGCCTTGCTACTGTACAATCAACATCTAAAGTTTATTTTTTACAAGAAGTAGAAGATGGTAAATTTGAAGTTTATTTTGGAGATAATGTTATTGGTTCTTCTTTATCAAATGGTAATATCGTAATACTAGAATACATAGTTACTAATGTTGAGGCAGCAAATGGTGCTTCTACATTTACAGCTTCAACAACAATAGGTGGTTTTTCAAATTTAACAATTACAACAAATTCAAATGCTCAAGGTGGAACACCAGCAGAAACAAAAGAATCAGTTAGATTTAATGCTCCATTACAATACTCAGCACAAAATCGTGCCGTTACAACTTCTGATTATGAATCTTTAGTTCAATCAATTTATCCAAATGCTTTATCGATAAGTGCTTGGGGTGGAGAAGATGATGAAACTCCAGTTTATGGTACTGTTAAGATTGCTATTAAGGCCGCTTCAGGTTCTACATTAACAACAGCAACTAAACAAAGTATTGTAACTCAATTAAAAAAATATAACGTTGCTTCTGTTACGCCAGTAATTGTAGATCCGGAAACTACTTCAATACTATTAACATCTACAGTTAAGTATGATGAAAAACTTACAACAAAAACGGCCACTACTTTAAAATCAGATATAGTGTCTATATTAACAAATTATAATACAGCTACATTACAAAAATTTGATGGTGTGTTTAGATATTCAAAAGTTACATCTTTAATTGATAACACTGACACAAGTATAGTATCAAATATTACTACAGTTAAAGTCAGAAAGAATTTTACACCAATTTTAAATACTTCATCAAGATATGATATTTACTTTAGAAATTCTTTATACAATCCTGTATCAGGATATAATTCAGTGAATGGTGGTATTTTAGAATCAACAGGTTTTAAGATTAGTGGAGATTCCACAAATATATTTTATTTAGATGATGATGGTGCTGGAAATATTAGAAGATATAGATTGGTTGGTTCTGTAAGAACATATGTTAATAACACACAAGGTACTATTAATTATACTACAGGACAAATTATATTAACTTCTTTAAATATTTCATCAATTGAAAATATTAGAGGGTCTGCCTCAACCGTAATTGAATTAACAGTAACACCAAAATCAAATGATATAGTACCAGTAAGAGATCAGATTTTAGAAATAGATACAGCTAACTCCTTAATCACAGTTGAGGCTGATACTTTTGTTGGTGGTTCTTCTGATGCTGGTATAGGTTATACAACAGCTTCAAGTAGATAACAATGGCAAAGTTTTACAATAAAATATCCAACCTGATTACTTCTCAGGTTCCTGACTTCGTATTAGAAGATCATCCTAAATTTGTACAATTTTTAAAATCATACTATACATTTATGGAATCTGCCGAGATAACGGTAGAGGGTACTGAAAGAACGGATGGTATTCAATTAGAAACAGAAACGAATCAAGAAAATACTTTAATTTTAGACGCTTCTAAAATAGATGGAGATAGAACACCTTTAGATGCTGGTGATAAAATAATTTTAGAGAGTTCAGTTTATGGTAAGTTTACACGTGGTGAAACAATTAGAGGAGGTACCTCAAAAGCTACAGCAATAGTATTAGCAGAAGATTTAATTAATAATCGTTTATTCATATCAGCACAAGATAAGTTTATTATGGGCGAAACAATTATTGGCCTTAGTTCTAG